CTAGCGGTATATGAAAGCCTGGCATCGGTTGAAATTAGACATCAACACAAATTTTTACCATATCATCCTTACGGATGATCTTACGTTTTGTCTTAGAGTTTTTGAAATAATTGTTTCAAGAAATTTCCTAGATCAATCAAACTAATTATAAATCTTTAAATTCTTTAACAGATATAAAAGTGAATTTAATCACTTGAATTCTAATTAAAATTTTTATTCCCCCAGAAAAAAGTTTTTCTAGAAGAAATATAAAAGATATATATTAATATAAATTAAATTAAATTTAACTTATAAATTAGTTACGATTAGATGAAAAGCGTTCTCGGAGTTCATCCAAGAACCCAGTTTTACTTAGTTGATTCTGTATTCCCAAGTTTCGTTCATGAGATTCTTCAAGAATTGTTAAACGATTATTAAAATCATTTACAACTTCAATAGAAAAATCTTCACTTTCCGAGTAAATCGGAATGTCGAATTCTTTTGGTTCAAACAGAGTTTTAATTCCTTTTTTAAAAACCTTAGAGTCATACTCACGAGGTTCATAATCAACAGGAATTTTACTAAGTACATCTGGTTTAAGATTAAGATCACAAAAGTCTACAAGATAAGTTCTTGAAACTTCTGTTTCTATATCTAAATTCATCGATTTTCTAAGGAAAATCTCACGAAATAAACTATAAGAGTATTCCTTATTCCCAAAAAAAAGAGAAAGAAATGATTGATCTATAATCTTTTGGATTACAGCTCTATTCTTCTCATCTTTAAAAGGAACTTGGATACAAGATAAAAAAGTCAAAGCAGGAAGGTCCTCAATTCTTTGATTCAGAAGTAATTCTCTGAGATTAGAATTATGTTGGACTCTTTCCCTAACATAAGGTAACGCTTGCTTCGAAATAAAGTCTTCGTGATATTCATCACTTTCGACATACTCGAAAAAAGTATCTTCATATGTTTTTGATTTTTCATCTCTAAATTTTCTTACTGATAAGTATGGAATAGCAATACAACCCTTTTGAGGTTCTATCTTCTTAAAGAGATCATGTAAATAAACCAATATTTCGGAACGTTTAGTCCGATCGGTTTGATCACGATCTCCCCAAGAAAAAGCTAATCCTCCATGACTCAAAGGAACATTTAACGATCGAACTGTTTTTGACAGTTTCTTTCGATTAATTTCTTTAAAAAGTTCATGGACTTCAGTAGGAGATTTATCTCTCATATTTAATTCGAGATCTCTAAGACACTCTCCTAAAACTTGGATTCTACGATCTAAGACTCTTTGTTTACCAGAATTCAAAACTTGTCCATCACGGATTAGTTGAGAATTGACTGTGCCATATCTTTTATGGATATAGTTTTTCCCTAAGGATAAACTTAATCCAAAATCTTGAACTCTTTCTTTCCAAATGGGATAATCAGATGCTTTAGTTCGCATCAGAATATCATCACCATTGATGAGATATTTCTCAGGAGAAAGTCCAATAGATTTAGCGGTACAATCATTTAATAAACAAAGAAGAGGAAATGATAGAAGTGATCCCATCAATTGACCAGATTTCTGCAGAACAGGTTCAAGACCTGAATTCTTTGGATAAACTAGTAAATGAGGAGAAATTTCTTTCATAGCCCATCTTTTCGTAGGTTCATGATCAATAGATTCTAAAATTCCTTTAAGTAAAGCTTTAGAAGCTTCAATTGAGAAACTATCAGTAGCTGCGGAATAATCTCCAGAAATCCAAACATCGTCCGATTCACTTTTATTGTAAATTCGTTCGACAGCGGTTTCTAATCGATTTGTTCCATGTGTTAAGCAAAATTGAGGTTCAACCCCCAAAGCTAACCACATAGCTCTCTGAAAAGGTTTCAAACAAAAAGTTTCACCCATTCCTGCCGTGATCGTTCTTACTTTGAGTGGTTCCCTTACGGGTTCCACTCTAACAAGTAGAGGATCTGAAGGCGGATAGGCGTCAAAACTTAAATTGAAAGAATTAGAATCAGACTGCTTAAAACCAGAAAAACCAAGACTTTCAGGAATTTGATCTTTAAATTGTTCATAAAGATCTTTTCCAATAATTGTCTCAGTTGAATCTGAAGTAGTCATGATCGTTTGCATCCAAGTTTTTCTTATGTTTTCATGATATTTCTCACGATATTTATATTCTTGTAGAATATCCTTTAGCATTTGCTCTTCTTCAACAGAAGGACCAAATTTATTTTGAATATATTCATTATAAACTGTTCCATCGCCCCTAAAATCAGGGACTTGTTGAAAGAACATATGACTTTTAATCGGATTTTCTCTTCGAGATATATTACATCGTTTAGATATCTTCCTAATTGTTTCTTCATGAAACAAAAGATTATTTCTTCGAATCCAAGAAGGTTCTTCGTTAAGAAGATGACATTCATGATCTTCAACATAGATCGGAAAATGAATTCTTCTCCAAAATGAAGCATCATCAAGGATTCCTGAAGATTCCGTATAAATAACTGAAAGTTCTTGTCCATACTTCAAATTTGAAGTTACGATAAGAATAGGACTCGTAAAATACGTTCCTTTTTCAGATAAATCAGCCATTGGAAGAATATAAGGATTACAAGACACAAGTGTCTGAAATTCCTTTATATCTCCTCCATCCAAAGATTGACCTAAGTCATCTAGGATAACTATAGGCTGACCACGGTATCCATCCCAGTGATCAACATTGCATGTACGTTCGTACGTTAAATCTGACATTGGTAAAC